TATTGCAAGTGCTTAATCATGGCAACTGCAACAAGTAAGGTAGCTAAAATGCAACCAGAAACTGAAATTGCAGTACTTCAGATCCAAGTTAAGACCCTTGAAGAAAAAATTGGGGAACTTAAAGTGGATCTGAAATCACTTCATGATGCGATTGAATCTAATGCAGACGAAACTAGACGAATGTTAAAATCTATGCGTGAGCAAGATGTTAAAGAACACAGTGAATTGGCTAGTAAAATTTCAGTATTAGAAAAATGGCGGTGGATGATGATGGGAGCCGGTATAATAATCGGCTCGTTAGGCTTCCCCACAGTGTCAGCAATACTAAAATAAAAAAAGAGACTTAGGTCTCTTTTTTTGTAAGTGCCTTTAATTTAGATTGAACAACATCAAAATTTACTGTACTAAACAATCCCGGATGTAATGGTTTGGGATATTGATTATCACCTACCCATGCATAACCGCAATGTTCTTCATTTAGATTTGGTACAAACTCATCGGCTACTTCACAGAAAAATGTATGATATGTGAAAGAATGATTGATGAATTTTTGAATAGGTATTAATTTTGCATTAATTGGAAACATACCTAATTCCTCTTGGCATTCTCTTGCAACACCTTCAAAGAGAGTTTCATAATCTTCTATTTTTCCACCCGGAATGCCCCAGTTACCTGGATTTTTGTTGTCTGTTCTTAATAGATATAAGTAGCGATTTGTTTTATTGCTATAAAAAAAAACCCCTGCAGCTTTATTGCTCATACTATGATTTATCACAATATTAGATGACGATAGAATAATCCCCTGCAGCATAGAAACCGTCGTAACTTTTCATCCAAATGTCATCCACAAAACGATATTGAACATTAGTTGTTAAGTTGGTTACATATTCTAGTGTTGTTGGAGTTGCAGCAGTACTATCAAAACTTACACCCCATTCACCTGTACTTGCATTATATTGAATAATGTCATTAGCAAAAGCGACTACATTGCCCCATGCTACTGTACTATCACCGGGCGCGCCAATATTATCAGTTAACAAATATCTACGACCGTTGATTGGTCCAGGCAATCCTGCGTTAGGACCGGTCATTTGAGGGTTTACAACGCCATCAACTGGACTTAATGTATTTTGCGGTAATGTATCAGGGTCAATGTTGTAAATCAACAACCTATCATCATTTGGATTGGGTACAATAGTGCCTACAATGTCAGTAGTCATATATGGATTTTGTAGCCAAATTTGACTAATGCCCGGTTTAACTGCCCCGTATGCATTCAATACGCTAGACCAATATATATCTGTATCAGGATTAACCGGTAAATTTAGATTAATATTAGATGGATCAAATGCTATAGCCTCTGGTAATATCTGTAAAGTATTTCCTATTAATAATAGCTTGTATCCATATGGTGTAATCTTTTGTCTTGTTCCCAATAACATGTCATCGTTCTGCATATCTTGTAATGCATTGCCTGCAAAAATGCTTGCTATAATTTTCTCAACTACACCCATCTTCTTGACTTTACTTGCGGTGGTGATCCATATTGGCATATAGAATTTCCAACTCATGACATCAATAGGATTGCCTGTACCAACTGGAATACTACGGCTGCTGAATGTTAGTCCATCTTGAAACACTGCGCTAAGACTAGTCCAGTCTAAAAAGTTATCAGTACTTTGAATCTCTAATGCAGGATTGAATAATGTTCCTAGTTGTTCAATCAATTGTAATTTTTGATTGTAGTTGGTTGTCCAAAAATCAACAGTGATTCTTAATGTGTATGGAACTGGCATTAATCTTTCAACAGTGAATGCCTGTCCTTGTACAGTTTCGTATTGTTGTGTTTCTTGATTATATGATCGTTGCCGAACATTAATCTTGTCTACAAAGGTAGGATCCTGAGTCCATTTTTGATTGTACTCTAAACCGCTTATGTAATATGTAATTAAAGGTGCGCTAGGCAAGTTACTTGCGCTATTATTAGCAATAATGGTTGCTGCTTGTCTACTGCTATCACCATACATGATTGGTACACGTATAATAATATCATTACCTGCAGGGTCTTTTCCTTTAGTAACTTCCCAGTTACTAAATATCTTTCCAAACTGAATTAAAAATCTGCGTATTTGCGAATCATAGAAAAAAGCTGCCATGTAAATACCTTAAGGTTGCGGGGGGATCGGATCCGGAGTCAATGCTAGAGCAGTAGACAATGCTTGACGCTGCGGAATAAATGTACCGTTAGTAAGTTCTGTCTGTGCTGTATCATTAATAAAGCCTGATAACAATGATTGATCTTGATATGTGAATCCAGTGTCTGTCCTAACATTGGATGATACTCTAATCCATACTCTACCGTCCCAACGATATAATAGTTGAGGGAAGTAATCAATTCGTAAGAAATAATCACCCACTTGAGGATTTACTGGGAAACTGATACCGGCACCAGAAACAGAACCTAGCCCTAGTATTTCCGTCGGGAATCCATTAGGAGCAGTCCCGTCACCAGTCATATAACCAGCACTATAACCAAAGCTACGAGGACTACTACGTGCTATAAACTGGAATGCAGGATCACAATCTGCTCTCCAATCCATTTGTTGACTAATTGTTCCAGTAAATCCTGGAAGTTCGGGGTCAGCATCGGCGGTAGCATATGTATTATCCGCAGTACCATATGGTCCTGTAATTGGTCCACCACTAGTAACAGTTAGTATTATTTCACCACTAACTCTACCTGAATTTGTATCTGTTCTATCTGGTGCTAGGGTGAATGTTTCTAAATGAGTAGTATTGAACACATCTAATTTATCATATCCTATATCAGCGGTCATATCCCAAATACTTTTGATTGCTGCCTTGGGTATTCTGATTACTGGACTAGAATTTTTATATTGAGTACTACTGACCATCATCACCGTACCAGTATATGCAGGATTAGGTACTCCGCCATTTGTGTTCACATTGACAGGTGGAGCAGGATTATTAATTGCTCTGGATAACACACCGTTACTTGAGTATTCACCGTATGTAGGTACAATATATAAATTGTTGGTAGTGTATCCTGATTTTGGAACAAGACGGGCAGCTTCTTGAAGTGCAGCATCATTGATTGCAATGTTAGTATTATAAGTAGCAAGAATATCTTTAAGATTGTCCGCAGTATCTAGTTGCCAATATGTAGTATTAGGTGGCATAATACCTGCAGGAACATCAATCAATGCCCTATAATTTTTGTCACCATAAGTAATAACATATCCTGCAGGATACGGTTTGGTAGTATCCCAAATACCTAAGTAAGTATCTTGGTCTATTGGTGCAGTTAATATCTGACTAAATTCTTCACTATCAACCAGTGGTTCACATTTAATACGCCATAGATGAGGGAACCAAGTTGGGCTAAATCCCTCACTTGCATAGTTAGCATCGGTAATCTGCATAAATCGTTTCAATGCAACCGGTATTGTTTCCTTCAATGGATTATAATCAAGCAAGTGCGGTAACTCAATTACATCACCAACCATCAATTTTCTACCAATCAAATCAATCATGTCATTGTAATGAACAGTAATGAATATAATATCATTGTTTAAGAATAATCCAAACTGGCTTAAATCAAAGTCTAAATTCTGTACATTATAATGGCCACGTAAACGGTAAACATCTGGGTCATATGTTCTGTCACGGTTCTCTAAGAATAGCAAGTCTTGTATATTAGTTGGGGCCAATACATCATAGTCAGGTTGTGTATAATCAATTGAAGCTCCTTGATTGGTAGGGCCTAAGTACTTATGTACATACAAATCCGTGGAACCTGCGGTGAACTGTTCTGATATTGTTCTATCAAAAAAGTTGTAATCGTTCGTTTTATTGGGGCGCCAAAGTGAAAGCCGGGGCATAATTAATCTACCTTATTACTTATTTATCGTAAATATAGATGACGGTGCATTACCCAAAACTTGACAACAAATGGTTTTGGGTATATAATACATACTTAGACAGTTAATTAAAGGAGTTGAAATGACTGAATTTGAAACTAAATGCTACGGTATGAGTGAACAAGAAATCCGTGAACGGTACATGGAAAGTATTACCGCTAGATTCTCAGGTCTGGAAATGGTCGTAATGGGCATTATGTCTGACTGTCAAGAAATGATGGCGATGGGCACAGGTCCTCGCTCAGTTGAATACGTGCGTAAACAAATGAACGTTGCCAAGTTTATCCTTGCTGAAATGATGGATGCAAAAGTAGCCTAAACTTGACAACAAATGGTTTTGGGTATATAATACATACTTAGACAGTTAATTAAAGGACTACGAAATGAATCAAATTCAGTATATCGCAGATGGTTACAACAAGAACCGTGAGCGGGTAGTTCTGTGGCGTACAGGCAACTATCAGTATCAACTGGAAGTTGCTGGTAAAAACACCAATTTCTCTGCTGAATACTATGAGGCATTGGAGCGTTTCAAATCTCAAGTAGTTGAAGTGGTAGAAGCTCCGGAAGATTTTTCTACTGTGGCTTGACATTAAATGGTTTTGGATATATAATACATACTTAAACAGTTAATTAATGGAGAGCATGATGAAAGTTTACATTTTTAATTCCAGTGATAATGACAACGACGGTAAGTCCTGGGACCTGCCTATGATCAGCATGGGCCTTGATGAGCGTGATCGTCCTTACGCTATCGTAAAGAATCCCTACTTCCCAGGGGAGACACTGCGGGCAACCTACGAAACTTTTTACGGTTTCAATCGGTGGGGTGTTGATCTGGATTAAAGGTTGACAATAATTACAATCACTGTTATAATCTACATTAGACAACATTAGGAATACACATGGCTACTCGCAAACATACGGATGAGCATTTTGTAAAAGCACTTAACCCGCGGGATGCTGATACAAAATACATGGGTGAAGAACCCTTCTTCCCAATTCAACCTGATACCGAATCACGATTCTCGGCACTTGCCCGCAGTTTTACGTGGTACACCCGATTCTATAGCAAAAAAGATGCTAGGGAATTGATGGCACAATATCTAGATTACAACAAACGTACCGATCAAGCTAAAATGCTTAGGAAAGTACATGAAAGCGAATTCATTGTTACATTATGCTGGGTGGCACGTATGACAATGCGTGGCCTAGAATTGACCGAGCATGAAGAACTTACCTTGCAAAATGAAATCCAGCGGTTAGTCAAGACACTAACTGAAACTGAAACAAAAACTAGTCAGACTAGTATTGTTAAGGAAGAAGAAACAGTAGCCCGCCCTAATATTCAAGAAATTCTGAAAGAAAAAGCACGAGATGCCGCAGGTGAAATGGAAGGGATGATTGACGATTTTGTGACTACTGGCAAATCGTCAGACAAGACAGTTGATATTGTTGCAAAATATAATGTCATGCCACAACATATCCCAATCATTGTTGAAATCTGGAAACGCAAACAAGAAGAATTTCAGAAACTGTCTGATGGTGACGAGTATCTTAAAGAAGGTTATAGTTTCTTAGGTAAGATTCAGATTCGTAATATTCTCAAATTCATTGACGGTGTTCTCAGTGACTTAAATAGCTATATCAGCATCAAGAAAGCAAGTAAGGCTCCACGCAAGAAGAAAGCAGTACCGGTAGAGAAGATCGTTTCTAAATTGAAATACTTGAAGTTGTTCAAGGATGTAGCTACAAAGCTAGACTTGATTAGCATTCATCCTACAAAGTTGCATGGTGCAAGTGAAGCGTGGGTCTATGACACGGCAAAGCGTAAACTGCATCACTACATTGCAGATGATTACAGCAAGACCTTTACAGTTAAAGGCAGCACATTGCTAGGATTTGATTCGGCAAAGAGTGAAGTAAAAACATTACGTAAGCCGGGTGAGCAAATCAAAGAAGTTATGGGTAGTAAGCCCGCAGCACGTAAGTATTTTACAGATATTAAAGCAGTGTCCACTACACCGAATGGTCGGTTTAATGAGGCAATGCTAATTTTGAAAGCATGGTAATGAACATAGATTTAAACAAATACAAAGATTTCGTAGAAGCTGTAACCAGCAAAGCAAGCAATGACTTGACTACGTTTATGGATACATGTGATCGGCTTGATGCTAATTACGAATTAGTTGACGGTGAGATGAAACATGGTCCTGATGTTAACATCCCGTTACTAATCACAGCATGTTTTGGTCTTGCCGCAGAAAGCGGTGAGTTTATTGAAGTGCCCAAGAAGATCATTTTTCAGGGAAAAGCATTGACTGAAGAAAATGTCTTCCATATGAAACGTGAACTCGGTGACATTATGTGGTACTGGGTAAATGCATGTCGTGCATTGAATCTTGATCCTAACGAAGTGATTGCAGAAAATGTACGCAAACTAGAGTCACGCTATCCAGGTGGCAAGTTTGACGCACATTACTCAGAACACCGCAAAGACGGCGACTTGTAATACTAGGACTAGTGTGTTACCTGATAAATAGTATTATTAGGTAACACTTATGTCAACATATCCAACCGCCAGTCCTCTTTCTACCCCTTCAGGTCTAACTTTAGATGAATTAAAAGAAGGACTGTTTACCAATCTTAGATATCGTCTTGGTGACGGGATGATTGATATTGAATTGGATCCTCAACATTACGAAGCTGCGTACAATTACGCTATTAAGGTTTATCGTCAAAGGGCACAAGCTGCCACTGAAGAATCTTACATTCTAATGACTATTGAAAAGAATGTTGATACTTACACTTTACCTGCTGAGTTTATCAATGTCAGAAGTATTTTTCGTAGAACGATTGGACTAGAAACTGGACCATCTAGTAGTAGTTTTGATCCGTTCAGTAGTGCTATTTTAAATACCTATTTGCTTAACTATAACTATGCAGGTGGTATGGCAACATATGACTTTTATGCAGGGTATGTTGAGTTAGCAGCAAGGATGTTTGGTGGTTATGTAACATATACATTTAACCCAGTGTCTAAAGTATTGCGTATAGTACGTGATCCAAAAGGATCGGGTGAGCGTGTATTGATATGGGCCGATGTACAGAAGACAGAAGAAATATTATTACAAGATCCGGGCGCTGGTGTTTGGATTGGTGACTTTATCTTATCACAACTAAAGATTATGATTGGTGAAGCCCGAGAGAAATTCGGAACTATTGCTGGACCGGGTGGTGGCACAACATTAAATGGTACTGCTATGAAAGCAGAGGGTAAAGCAGCAATGGAATCACTCATTGAAGATTTGAAGAAATACGTTGACTATTCCCAGCCCTTAACATGGATACAAGGTTAATGAAAGCTAGTGAATTTATCGTTGAATCATTTAGAGTCAGTTTAGATAAACTTGTCCCTACACGAGATTCATACGACTGGAATCAAATGGATCCGGATGTAGTTGATATATTTACTAGGAGAGCAGGAACACCTGAATGGGATGATGAAGCTGGTACTTTATTTGTGGCTCCTCGTCCAGACGGAAACTATGATATCATAAATGGTCATCATCGTTATGCCGGATTAAAGAAAGCCGGAGCAAAAGACGCACTGGTTACTTTGAAAAACAATGAAGTGGATAGTTAACCTAAACAGTTTTCTTTTTCACACTCCTGTAATACAATAAGTATTGTTACAGGAGTTTTCTTTTATGATCATAGGAATTACAGGTTTAATAGGTTCGGGCAAGGACACCATTGCAGATTATCTTACTACACATCATGGTTTCAAACGAGTTAGTTTTGCGTCTAGTCTTAAAGATGCAGTGGCAGCAGTTTTTGGTTGGGACCGAGAATACTTGGAAGGTACAACAAAAGCTAGTAGGAAATGGCGTGAGAAAAAAGATGAATGGTGGAGCAATCGTTTAGGCATAGAAATTACGCCAAGATGGATTCTACAGTATTGGGGGACAGATGTATGTCGCAATCATTTTCACAATGATATCTGGGTGGCAAGTGTAGAACACAAGCTATTAAATTCCAAAGAAGATATTGTAATTACAGACTGTAGATTTTCTAATGAAGTTGCTGCTATCAAAAATGCAGGAGGGGTAGCAATTAGAGTGCAGCGCGGCCCTAATCCCGACTGGTATGATTCTGCGATATCATATAATAGAGGACCAAATGGTAATTCATCTTGGGCACTAAGCAAGATGAAATTAGATAATATGAAAATTCATGCTAGTGAATATAGTAGTATAGGATTAAAGTACAATTATATTATTGAAAACAACAGTACAATTGATGAGTTACATAATAAAATGTACGAGATACTCAATAGGCAATC